ATACGAGATATTACAAAAATATTTAAAATATCACCCGTATCTTGATACGATGTTGATTTTAATGAATCCACTAAATATCCTTCAAAATTAGGGTCAAAACATATTTGTTTTGTGAATTGGTCTCTAGGACCTAAATCCATAATAGTTGTTGGGTACCAAATATTATATTCATTAGTTGCACCAAATGGAAGAAAACCATATAAGTTACGTAATCCAACGTACTCAGGTTGACCAATAAATTTATCTTGAGTTATTAAATATTTAGTACTTTTATAGTAGAAATTGTTCGTTTGATTATTGAAATATATAGGACCCGCACCTGAAGATTTTTCACCATCAGGGTTTGTGACAAAACTTTCAGGACTTCCACAATATGTATACCTCTTTACTTCATTATCACTATTAAAAATGGCACCCTTGTTAAATGTTGGCATATACAATGTACCATTAACCCAGTTGTTTTGGAACATGTGAGCAAAGGCTCCTTGACAAGCGGCATACATTATTCTATATCTCGCCTGCCATTCAATGAATAAGTTAGCATCTTCAATAAGCGTAACTATTGGAGTATTAACTAATATATAACATCCTCCAACGACTTTTTCTTGTCTTGTAATTAAAGTTTTATTTTTTTCTTTATTTATGGTAAGATTTGTACCATATCCTTCATAGGCACCAGTAACTACCATACCACCACAAGATAATGAACTTATCACACTATCATATGGTGTGGAACCTGAAAAATCAACACTTTCAGTACCTTTGTAATTCTGATTTGATTCAAAGTTAGGACTAACAACAGTACCTCCTTCATCATTTAATGTGTAAATCGCAAATTTTTGATTTTGATGTAAAGGGAATGATGATTGGTAATGATTTTCAACTTGGTCCGATGTTGGTAACCTATCACTTCTAAATACTATACGACTACTGTTGTTAATAGAAATACCATTATTACCAATGTTACCATTATAGTTATTACCATAATTATAAGCATTATTTGTGTTAAACACCCTATTACCGTTATAATATACAGGACTAAAGAATCTTCCATCATCGGGGAAAACACCGGAATTCTTAAAAATTGATAATAATCCAGCACCATCATATCTGAATTGTCCATTAATGGTATTATCAGAAGCGTTTTCACTTTTAATACCACCCCATGTCGATGTCGGGGTATCACTATATTTTCTTGGTGTGTGTGGAGAATCATTTGGTGCAGCATAAAAATCTTTTTTACTTTCATCCATAGATGAATACCTACATAATTCTAAACTTGTAAATGCTGTGAAATTGTTAGTGTCGGCAGTAAAAGTGTATGAAGGATGAAATAATACAGTATTATTGGTATTATTACTAATATTATGAGACTCAGGTGATTTATAATCATAATATGTATTAACTTTATTAATATCCGTTTCTTGTATCGGAATATTAAGTAAGTAATTACCTTCAACTGTAATGTTACCGAATTTTAACCCAAACAACTGTGATAAATCATATTCAATATTTTGTCTCTTAGTGTATGGGTCTACACCTCTTGTTAAAAATATTATCTCATAACTTGCACTATCTTTAAGCTTATCAACAGGTTTTACAGAACCAAAACCGCTATTACTTTGAGAAACAATAAGTCCATTTTTATAAAAATATTGTTGTGTGTAATTAATAATATAATTATTTATTACTGAATGTTTTCTATCATTAGATGGTATATTATTTAATATTGTACGATATTCAGATACGGTACCTCCTGTGATTATCTGAAAATATTCAACCCCTGATTTAAAATTGTAATATTTTTCATTTTCATCAGATAATATTTTTAGTGTTGTGGTTTTTTTGGTACCATCTGGTAATATATTATCAATAGTAGCAGTAACTAAATTATTTTTATCATATTTTGTTGTACCTGTAACTGAAGTGTTACCATATTGGTTTTCTGTTGCACCCGTAGTATTAGGGTCGTTAATTGATTCAATATCACTAAAAGTCAATATAGTACCCACACCTAAAGTTGATAGGGTATTAGAATCACAAAATAAAACCATTACATTATCATATAATGGGTCTTCTGAATAATCAGCTGTATTAGTGCCAGGTTTATTATTTTTTACTGTAGTTTTAATTATATTTGCTTCCTTATTAGTTGCACCAGCAACTCCATTTTGATAGTCAAACGCTTCTTTAACAAAATATCTTGACCTTTGATTTAATAAATTAATTTTTTGAGCTAAAGTAGGTCCAGTAGTATATCCTAACTTTTTAATACCTTCTTTATAAAATGGAACTCTTTGTAAATTACCACTTTCATTACCTGCCAATATCCATTTCATATTGTTATTAAACTCTTCATCTTGGTTAGTAAATGTGTTATAAAACCCTCTATCATTTATATTTGCTAAAAGTGATTGGTTAGCACCGACAGGACTAGATTTTGGAGCATCAATAGTTTGTGGGTCACACGGACAACTCTCACAATCAGGATAAGATATCATTGGTAGAGTTAGTTTTTGTTGTTTTACATATGAAATTTTTGGTTTAGATGAATCTAAACTAAAGGTGTTAATAAGCCATATAAATAAATTAATAACTAATGCTATGATACCGTAAATCATATAGACTATATGCATCACTAAAATTAAAGGTATAAAAATTACCTTTAATAATAACATCAATAAATCAAAGAAAAAAAGATTTCCTGAATTTTGTTCACCGTCATTCACTGGAAATCTATTAACACTAGATTTACATATACTATCATCAATATTTTTAATACCTATATGTTTTAAGTCCCCTAATCCATATTTAAAACGGTCAATGTGTGAAGAAACTGTATATACTTTATTATAATTAAACTCATAAAAACGGTCCTTACAATCAATAGCCTCTTGTATCATCTTACGTCCATATATTGTAATACCACCATTTAGGTCAGTATCCGCATAATCCTTCCAATCAAGTGAAAAGGCATATGATTTATTGGAATCAATACCTGGGTCTTTTGGGTTGTTAGTCTTGACATATTCTCTAACATTTGGCACTAAGTAATTTGCTCTTTGAAATTCGTTTTGTAACCCACCTTCATTTTGATATTCAATTTTAAATCTATATTTACCTTTTGTTGGAATACCAATAGATGGGTCGCTAGATAAAACTTGTTCTCCGAATTCGTTGGTCACCACATAATCTAAATTCATTGGGACTTCAACTAACCACGTACCATCTGAATCAATAATATTACCACCATTTTCTAACTTATATTCTTCTAATATTGGATAAAACTCATTGTTATCTTCTTTATAACTGTCTATTGTATGTCTAATGGCTAATATTTTACCAGGTGAAGTTACCATTTCACATAATTTACCCGTACTTCGTTTTGGTGCACAATTTTCTTTTATACCATCTTCATCCGTATTAGAAAATAATGAACCCATGAAAATTGCATGTGGTTTTATATCAACACCGTAGTCTCTTAAGTCAAAATCAACACGACTAATACCTATCGTACATAAGTCTTCTTGACCCCAAAAAGAAGCAACATCAACATCTTTCACCGCATTTATAATTTGTGGGAGTGTTTCTAAGTCTGTTGAAGCTCTGAACTGTTGACCCGCTACTTGACCATCTGTGGCTAAACCCATTCTAATTAAATCTGAAGGTCTCAATGAGAAACAACCCATATCAGACAAATCAAGGTCCATAACGACCTTTTGAATTCCTAAAGGAACACCAATAATCATAAAGTCACCAGACTCATTTGTTTTTACCGTATATTTGTAATATTTTTCATATACTTCTAAAACTTCTTGTCTTGTTAGAATATCATCTTCAGTTGGAAATGTTCCCGTTGGTGTATGTCCACCATAACTTTGTTCATACGGTAAAAGATTGTATCTATATCCATCTTCATTTTTTTGACCTATGTTTTTATACGGATACAGTGTGGAAATAATCGGGTCATTCTCATCTACACTATCTAAAGGTACAAAAACAGAAACCTTAGCATTAGGTAACCCGTAACCACCGTTTGTGATTACACGACCAACTACAACACCATAGTCTGCACAAAATCTAGTATAAACATCTTCTTGTCTTAACTTTAAAGATAATATCTCAAGAAAATCAAAATCTTGTGAAACTTCTACTTTAATATTTTTGTCAACACCTGGTTGTGTTCGTATTCTGTATGACTTGGGCATATGCGACTTTTAAGATAAATATTTATCTATCCAATTTTAAAAATAAAAGTTGTTTCGTGTATGTAAACTATCTTATGAGAAAGAAACACCCTTTAAGTCCTTAACTCTAACAGTAATGTCTTTATTCGGGAATCTAACCTGATAAATTTGATTAGGTTGAGCAAAAATAGTATCGTCAATCAATTCAATTTGTTTTGTTGCCGAGTTAGAATATCTTTGTGATGTTTGTGATGACGAGTAATCCCCACCCGTCCTATTAAAGATACTAATATCTGATAATGAGATAACACCTGAAACGTCTTGTACTATTCTTCTAACTTCTGATACATTTAAATTTTGACCTAATTCTCGGTTCAATGAACTCATATATTGTGAAAGTTGATTTACAATTTCTGTAATTACTTGACCCTGATTTTGTGTTGACTCAAATACAACAGATAAATCAAACGCTAAATCAATAACTTGAGCACTTGTAATTTCAACATAGTCATTTATCATTCTATAGTTTGATAAATAAGTCGCCACATTATTTCTTAATGTATTAGACAACACTTCGGTTAATTGACCATCAGCATCGTAAGCCAACATTTGAACAACTATTTTATTATTGTTTTCAGTAATCCCTACTTTAGCAGGTGCCCCGAATTTACCAGGCATTGTTGCAATCAATGTTTGATAATCATTTACCGTAACTGCTCTTTTTTGTGATGAGAAGTTAAAACCAACCATGTTTCTTACTTCTTCAGTTGTTGGTTGATTAGCACCACCAATAGCTGCGGTAACATTATTCACAGTTAATGAATTACTAACTGTTTGGTTAACACTGTCTGAAGGTCCATTTACTGAGAAGTTAATAGTACCTAATTGATTAATAGCATTAACACCAATATTTGATGATGTACCACCACCAATTCTATATTGAATGAACAATGTAGTATTTGGTGTAACTGTAAGACCTAAACCAATATTATTTTGGTAATCTTGAATTCTCATCGGAATACCTGTTTGTGAGAATTGTGCTAATTGTTGGTCAGGAGTTGTTGTACCACCACCAAAAGTCATCTTTAAGAAACCTTCAGGTGTATATTCTGAAATAAATCTATTATCTGTTTCTAACCACTTACCAACTTTAACACCAGCAGAATCTGCAGGTTTTGTTGGGTCCTCAATAAACACTCTTGACTCAGCTAATGCATCAACCTCATACCATTTATTAGGTGAACTTATAAATTCTGAATATGTTGGTGTGGCTTGATAATTTGTCCCATCCTTTTGTATTACTGAAGTTATACCTAAAACATTTCTTTCAGGTAAAAATATTTCATAAAAAGGAATAACATCACTTGGATTGATAACCTGTTTAAAAACTTTTGTTATACCATTAACGACAGTTTCTCTTTTTGTTATGGTGTAGTTAATTAGTTTATTATTGGAATCAAAATTAGGAATTTTGATTCTATTTGGAAACCCACTATTATTATATGGTGAGGCAAAATCAATGTCATAAACATTTTCAAATGTTTGTCCTCCACCAACAACTTGAGAACCCGCTCTTAGAATACCCAAATATCTTGCATCTTCTTTATCACCAAATGCTGGTACAGTGATTGAAAAATCTACCATAGAAACTGAAGGTCTGTAACCAGGTATTTTTAATCCGTATGTTCTTGCAATGTTATAAACAGATGAACGCTGTTGTGCATATTGTAATACAGTCTCTTGGATACTACGGTCAATGTGGTAATGTAAGTTATCACCAATGGCTGCGTTAAGGTCTAAGAATACAGAAAATACTGAAGCATCATTGAAATTATCAATAAGTTCAGGATAGTATTGTCTAGTGTAATTTATGAGGTCCTGTCTTAAACCTTCAAAATCTCTTTCAGTATAAGATATTTTTTTATTTGCCATATACTATTAAATATTGATAATTATAAAATCTTTTGACTCAAATGCCTTATCATCAACACTGTAATCAATTCTTAATTTTGCTGTGTATTCTTCAGTCCCTTTTCCAGGTATTCTATAAACCGCACCACCAATCTTCTCATAATTCAACTCACCTTGTGCCTCTAAATCGTCAATATATGGTGTTAAGGTGATGTCTTTTATTGTCAAATTTGGAATGAATTTATCTACCGCCTCTCTGATATCTGCCTTAATGGCTTCAAATGTTGGTCCATCCATTGGTTCGAATATAAATTCATATATCCTCGTACCAAAGTCAGGTAGGTAGTATCTAGTACCCTTTTTAGTAAGAATTAAATGTAAAAGGTCCGTCCTTATCTCTTCAACACTACTCTGTGAAAGAGATAAATACTTTCCTTGTAAACTATCCCTAAAAGGGAAATTAACACCGTATGTAAAACCATCTGCCATTATACATAAATATATTAGTCTAATAAATTATAAAAAAAAGAGGACCGAAGTCCTCTTTATTATTATAAGTTGTTATTTTTAACAATTATCCTTCACAAGCAACACACTGAAGGTCGTTCAATCCCAATTTTTTTCTTGCGAAAGCTTGAGCCGAATTCATTGAGTGTTGATAGTATAATGTCTTAACTCCCAACTGCCATGCGTCGATTAGAAGTTTGTTAACATCCTTAGTTGGCATGTCAGGTGAAATCATTAAGTTCAACGACTGTGCTTGGTCGATGTAATCTTGACGAACCGCAGCCATATTGATAATTGATGCTTGGTTAATTTCAGAAAAAGTTCTAAACACATCTTTTTGTTCGTCAGTTAAGAAATCCAAATGTTGAACTGAACCGTCAGCCTTCTTAATACTGTTCCAAACCTCTTTAGTGTCTTTACCTAATTCAACCAATAGATTTTTAAGTATTGGATTTTTAATAGTCACCTTCATTTTAGCAACATCCTTCACATAACAATTAGACCAAATTGGTTCGATTGATTGTGATACTTGACCTAAGATAAAGGCAGATGATGTTGTTGGTGCAATAGCATTCAATGTAACATTTCTTCTACCGTACCCAATCAAAGTTTCAGGTTCACCAAACATTTTAGCCAATTCTTCTGACGCTTTGTATGATTTATTTTTAATAAGTTTAAACACCTCAACGTTTAATCTTGCCGTTTCTCTTGTATCAAAAGCCAATCCTTTTGATTGAAGTAGTGAGTGCCAACCCAATACACCTAAACCTAATGCTCTTTGTCTTTTAGCAAAATTGTATGCCTTTTCTAAATAAAAGAATGCTCTTTTACCTTCAATGGTACCATTGTCACGAATGTCTTCAATCTTTGTTAAGAATTCAGTAACAACAGCATCTAAGAACATTGTCATAGTCTCAACCGCATCTGTGTCTTTCCACTCATCATAATAAAGTACATTCATAGATGAAAGAACACAAACAAATGATTCTTCTTCTGAGTTATGAAGAGCAATTTCAGAACAAAGATTTGAATTATAAATCTTCATACCTTTGTCTTTATAAACCTCAGGCGCCTTATTGTTCATGGTATCATGGAACATAATGTATGGATACCCAATCTCACCACGTCTCTGAATTACCTTAGCCCATGTCGCTCTCTTTTCTTCGTCACCTTCAATCATTTCTTTCATGAATTGGTCAGTAACAGTAACCGCGTGTGTCAAATCTTGGATAGGTGCTCCTTCAGTACCAATCTCAAGGAATTCCATAATATCAGGATGTTCTACAGGAAGATATGGTGAAAATCTACCTCTACGTGTTGAACCTTGGGAAATGTTATCTACAACACTTTCAAACAAATTCATGAAGTGTACTGAACCAGGTGCGTGTCCGTTGTCGGTAATCTCAGCACCTCTTCCACGAATGTTTCCGAAGTATCCTGAAGTACCACCACCCATCTTACTCATTTCTCCAACTTCCGCTTGTGTATATAAGATAGACTCAATATTATCACCAATATTAGAACCAAAACAACTTACAGGTAAACCCCTCTTTTTTCCAAAGTTTGCCCAAACAGGTGATGATAGTGAATACCATCCTTTACCCATATAGTCGTAAAATTTATCGGCAAACCCTTCAATACCTAATAGTTTTTCTGCATGGTCTGCAATAGTTCTAATTCTATCCAAAGGTTGTTCACCTTCACTTAAATACCCTCTACGGAGAAACGTGATTGATTCATCGTTAATCCAATCGAAATCTTTTCTATTATTCATTTTTTATTTTTAATTTTTTGTTAAAACAAGTCGTTATGTGTAATTGACTTACTTTTCTTACTGTAATTGATACTTCTCTTATTGAAGAAATCTGTATGTTTTGTTGTTAGAATCTCATCATCAAACCATTCAGTAGTTTCTAATAGTTTTTCATCAACATGGAAAATACTGTCAATACCTATAGAGTTTAATGATAGATTAAAACGGTGTTTAATAAACTCTATTGTTTGTGATTTAGTTAAGAAATCTAAATCTCCCTCTTCAAAAATCCAATCAACAATATCTGACTCAGCACTAAACGCTTCCATAGTCGCATCAATCAAATCTTCAACTAATTCAGGTGTCCACCATGATGGGTTTTCTTTTTTAATTAGGTTAACTAAATCAAATCCAAACTCAGCGTGAATGTTTTCTTCTTTTGAAGTTGCTTCAACCGCATTACTCATACCTTTCAACATGTTTTTGTGTTTGTTAAATGACATAATAACAAGGAATTGTGAGAACAATGAAACGTTTTCTACAAACATTGAGAATAATACTACCGACTCAAAGTAATCTCTGTTTTCAACTGACTTTGAGTGAATAATTGATTTTTCTAAATACTTGATTCTTTTTCTGATTGCAGGAACTTGTAGTAGACTTTCGAACTCACTATTCAATCCTAATACTTGAATTAAGTTAGAATAAGCGTCTGCGTGTCTTACTTCAGACTCAGCGAATGTTGCTCCAACATTACCAATTTCAGGTTTTGGCATTCTCTTATAAATGTCACCCCAAAATGTTTTTACCGCAATTTCAATTTGTGAAATAGCCAACATTGCTCTTTGTACTGCCGTTCTTTCTGCATCTGATAAGTGTACTTTAAAGTCCTGAATATCTGATGTGAAGTTAAACTCAGTGTGTACCCAATATGAGTGTCTAATAGCATCTACATATTCTACCAACTCAGGGTATTCATAAGGTTTCAAATTTAATCTTTTAGAGAAGATGTCAGGTCTATGTTTAGAACGATAAATAATGTACTCTCTAGCAACATCATTTAGACCGTTATCCATCAACTTATTCTCAACCATCTCATGGATTTCATCAACATGAGGTACTCTATCTTTGTCCTCTCTGAATAAACTTTTTCTGGCAATTCTTGCAATTTTTTCAGCCATTTCATGGTCAACCTTATCAATACTGTTCATTGCTTTGGTTACCGCATTTTTAATTTTTTCTTCTTCAAATAAAACTTTTTCCCCACTTCGTTTAATTACGAAACGAGCATCTTTTTCTTCTAAATTTACGAGGTTATCCATATTCTTTTCTTTAATTATAGTTGATTTTGTTGCTTACGTTTGTCAAGCAACTCTTTGATTCTCAGTCTATTTTTCTCTTCCTTCTGTTCTTCTAAACCTAAGAAAGTCACACTTTGTTCAGTATCGATTTCAAGTAATTCATTATCGAACTTACAATTTTCAAATACAATACCATCTTTACCGATACGTGATTTTGTGATTGCGATTGTGGCTAAATTCATCTCTTTTTGTTGTAGAGACTTAGCTACAGATATGATTACGTGACCAACTTGTGCTTTCTTAATAGAACCACCAATTTGGTCTGTTGTTACCACATCTGAAGATATTGATGAACGGTTACCTTGAGTTGCTGTCCAACCAGCCAAATCCAATTCATGACACATCGCTTCAAAACCTCTCATTACTGAACCTTCACTCTTCCATTCATCACCTAAGTTCTTATCTGGCATGATACAATCGATGTAATCTAATACCACCATATCGATTTTATTACCCTCAGCAATCATCTTTCTGATTTGATTTTTTACCTGATTCATTGTCAAAGTATCTGAAGGTAATTTTTTCAAGGTTAACTTGTTTGGTGTTGTATCCTGAATTGATTTTACTTTGTCTAACACCTCATCTTTGTGTAAAGACAAATTGTCAGGGGCAATACCTGTCCAAAGTGTGAAATGTTTTCTCTGAATAATTTTTGGGTTGTCCTCAAAAAATATTTGTAAAACGTTGTAACCTAAGTTAAATCCGTGGTTTGCAATCTTGGTTAATACTGTAGTTTTACCTACACCTGTCGGTGCTAATATTACTCCAATTTCACCTTTAGCTAAACCACCCTTTAGACAGTTATCAATACCAGGTATTCCAATCGGAATTGGATGTCTAAAATCATCCTGAAGTACTTGGTCCAAATTAGAGAAAACGTCATCAATACCTTGATTTAATTCACCCACTTGTAGTGCTTCCCTAACCATCTCTTCAAGTTTGTCATAACTCTCAAAATCACCCTTATCGATAATTTTTTGAGCTTTACCCATAACCTTCTGTAATTCTTGTTGTTTACAGAACTTTAGTGACTTTTCTTGTACAAACTGATGACCCTGAAAAGGTGCGTCTTTTACCTGTGACAACATGTCCAGAACCATTTTCTGAGCCATAGGTGAAGAAATTTCACTCTTAGTGAGTTGTTCTAATGTTTCAAAAGTAGGAGCGTGTTCATACTTAACATAATACTCCTTGACCATTTGCATTATCAAACGAAAGTATTGATTGTCGAAGTACTTTGGGTCTAGAACATCTACGATTGAATTAGCAAAATCCTTATATAAGATGATATTATTTAATAGTTGTATTTGAAATGTGTTTCCTAGGTATCCAAAATTCTTTTCGTCTGACATAATTTCTAATGAAGTTTAGTTTGTGTGAGTTTTAATAAATATGGTTAATTTAACGAATATCCCATATATTCATGAGTTAAATTTTCAGTTGAAAAAATGTCAGTCAACATACGAAGTATATTTTTTAGTCTTGGGCGTATGTCAACGGTATATCTTACCTTCGGAGGGTATACTTTAGCATCCCAACAAGACTGACAAATTGTCTCATCTCCAATCTTAATTGTCATGTAAAAGTTCTCAGGACCGTCAGTATTTGAGGTGTTCAAAATCTCTTCATCAACTACAATTTGCTCGTAATTTTCGAGTAAGTAATAACATGATTTGTTTGTCAAATCTTTCTTAACATCGTCAATAATGTCATGAATAGTTTCAATCAAATCTAAACTTTTACGAGCGTCAGGATTATACCCTCTGACGTTGAAGTAACGTTGTACTACGATGTTCTCATTTAACTTCAATAAGAACTCAAGCTTTACTACATCATTCTGTTCTTTCATAATTTTAATTTTTGTTTTTAAATCTTCTTTTTTCTTTTCTTGTGAGTTTCATAAAAGGTTGTAGGAATTCAACCCAAGCGTTGTCTTTTTTTGGTAGGTATTTGAAAAGTCCATCTTCCATCATGTACTTTATTAGGTTTTTGTACCCCCTACCTTCAGGGTCCAAGTCTTCTCGATAGTATAATTCTATTTCTTCTTTTCCATCTTCAGTTATTAAAGGGTTTGACAAATCTACAATTTTCTTGTTAATATCTAAAATTTGTTTTCCAAAAGTACCATTCTTTGTTGTTCCTTCAATTAGGTTAATTAAAGTTTTGTTTTTCTTTTCTTCTTTAACTAACTCCTCAGCTCGGTTTAAAATATTGTCAATAGAAGTGGGACTGTCAACTATCTCAGGAAAAAATTTCAAAACAGTTTTTTCACCCATTCTTAAAATACCATCAATATTATCTGATTTGTCACCAGTAATAACTTTAAGTGTTACCACATTTTCAGGAATAACCTCTATGGTACCAAATTTAACCTTATCACCTCTTTTGATGTATTCTTTCTTAAGTGGTGAATAAATTTGTACTTTATCTGAAATTAGTTGTGTTAAATCTTTATCTGATGAAAATATAGTTTTGTTTTCATCTTCAGATATTTTACAATAATATGAAATTGAATCATCTGATTCACAACCATCAAGTGTGACTTGACGTATGAACATTTCTTCCAAATACAGACGCACACGAGACTTCTGGTGATAGAACGACTGTTTCTTTATCTCATTCATCGTCTCACGTCTATTGTCCTTGTATTGAGGATATAGAGCACGTCTTTGGGTGGCATTGTTATTACCATCCCAAAAGACAATTACCTTATCGTAATTATGCTCCTCTAAAAACTTTTTGAGTACGTTGATGAAGTGGAATATTCCACCTATATGATTACCTTCATGGTAGTAATCTCTTACACCGTGAAAACCAATCTTAAATAAGTTATCTCCATCAACTAATAACGTTTTTGTCACTTTTGTTTTATTAAGAGTCCAACGTTTCTTCTTCTAACCTAAAATCACCACCTGTACCAATGATGTCTTTCCAATATTCTGATTGTTCTGATTTGTAAGATTCAATCGATTTCTTTTCTTCTGCAGGGTCTTTACCTGCTAAGAATCCGTGTGCTGTAACAAGAATTTTTCCGTCTTCATACCCCAAACCATTAATGTGGTTTTTCATAACAGAAACTTTTGTTCTTGTTGCAAACTTAACTTTTCTTTTGTCTTTGACTGCGGAAATTTTAGTTGTTCCCGCACCTTTCTGATTACCAAACAAAAATACCAAAGAGGAGTTTAACCAAATCGCCTCACCACCTTTAGCCTTAATTTTTGGTTGACCAAACGGATTGTCAGGTAACTCAACCCAAGGTTGGTTAACAATTACCAAAGAGTTTTCATGTTTTGATTCAGATTTTCTTGAACCTGATATTCTTTGGTTGATACCCATACCAATCTTATCCGCCAACACTGCTGCGTTGTGTTGTTTACCACCTTTACCTTCATAAGTCATCTTACAAGGTACAGAACCTACAGAGTCCCACAAGAATAGTAAATCATATTCTAATTCACCCTTTTCTTGAGCATCCAACAATTCGTTGATGTAATCTGTAATTTGTTCAATATATTCAAAGTTGTTATTGAATAGGAAAAATCCATCCCAATCCAATTCACCCGTTTCTTCATCGACAACTTCTTCACATTCAAAACCCATAAGTTTTGCGTGTTCAAAAGACCATTTCTGTTCAGTAATAATAAAAACAGGAAGAACATCTTTCTTCTGAGCATCAACCGCAGTTTTAACTAACGCTGTTGTTTTACCCGTGTCAGAGTGTCCTAAAAACATATTCAAATGTCCCATTGCAGGACCAGGAACACCTACTGCATCCAAAAAATCTTTACCCAAATCAAAAAACCTCTGAGGTTTAAATTTGGCAGAAGTTGAAAACTTCTTTTTAATACTACCGAAATCTTTTTTCTTAATTGCCATAATTTTTAAATAATAAAGATGGTGCAGACATTGCCTGCACCATCATGTTTGTATTTTTAGAATGGTAGGTCCTCGTCAACCTCCATACTGTCTTGTGGGTCTTGTGTTCTCTCTTGAGTTCTTGCCCCACCCATTGTCATTTCTGAAGTTTCGCTATCACCGTAAACGTATTTCTTAGCTTCACTGTCCCATACAGGTGTTTCTCCACGAGCCACTGCCTCTAAATATTCTACAGGTTTTTGTGAATAAACATCAGCCCAAGTCAATTCGTCTTCTAACCACTCTTTAACTTGTGATACATCATCATGAAGTGGAGTTGGGTCATCATACATAATTGTTTGAGTAATAGTATACTCTTTACCCGCAGGAGTCTTAGCCTTTGTTAATTCGATGATAAGGTCACGACCATTAGTTGCGTCAGTAATATCACCCTTTTGTCTCCAAATTGGAATGATTTTGTCCAAGATACCTTCTTGTTTGTAGTTGTCCTTAAATCTCCAAAACTTAACACCATCTTCTTCACGGTCTCTGTCGATTACCTTTACGATGTAAAACTTACGAGAACGGTACTGACGTGCCAATTCTTTATCTGAAGCTTTACCTGTTGAAATCAACTCTTCATAAACCTCATTCAACGGTGAACGCTCACCATCGTTTTTTCCTGGGTCATAAAGTTTCATCCACTGACCATTAACTTGTAGTTCATGGTACCATACTTCTTTGAATGGTGAAGAACCATCAGTAGTTGGAAGAATTCTAACTCTTCTTTGACCTGTTTTTTCATTTTTCTGAAGAATAGTAGTGAAATACTTCTTCATTCTCTCATCTTGTGACATTCCTGTCCCACCACCCATTGATGTGGTGTTTTTCTCGTACTGTGCCAATACGGCATCTAAACTTGAATTGCTCATTTTTGTTTTTTTTAAATTAATAGTTTATCTCTTTTATCGTCTATTAATAATAATCAAACTCGCTAATAAGTCAAACGGTTGTAAACAAAAAAAGACCACCGAAGTGGTCTTTTCAAAAAATATTTTTTTCAAATTAGAACTTATTATCGTCTTGTTCGAATTTGTTAAATGTATCTCTAATTTCATTAGGTGAATAGTTCTCAACTTCGTCTGAAGTTAAAATATACTCATTTTTTCCTGTTGCTTCAAATTCATCTTGCTTATCCATAAAGAAATCACTTAATTTTTGATTGTAAGGATAACTATCTAAACTTCTTAGTTGTAATTTTTCCTCAGGACTTTTTTGTCTATACTTTTCAATCTTATTCTCAATAGAGTTAATTTTATCAAAAATTGAATCCATAGCACCTAACTTACTTTCCAAATCAGAAAGTTTTTCAAACATAGTATTCATGAATTCATCTTGTTTTGATTGAATATCTTTTTGTGAAGTAACCAAATCAGTAATGTCTAATTCCTCAGTACCACTTTCTTCAGTCGGTTCAGAATCTGTAACATCCGTTTGGACATCACCTTCAGTATCGTCAACTACTTCCACATCTGGGTCTGATGAAACATCAACAGGTTCTGGTATAGTCTCAGCTTCAGTTTCTCCACCCATATCCGTTGCAGGAGCTTCAGGTGTTGCCGTAGGGTCTTCACCACCAGCAGTATCAAATTGTTCAGCAATATAATTGTTTATCTTATTATACTGTTCAATTTCTTTTAAAAGTCTATTGTTTTTATTCATAGTATTTTTTTTTAACCATTCAAAAGTGTTTTCACACCACTTGGCGTTTCAACTCTAAGAGTTCTATTAAGTTTCATTGTGTTGTCCACTCTTTCAATTAGACCATCTTTCATTCTAACTGTATAACAATCTCCCGTGTCTAAATCACACACTTCCTTATAACCATTACCTGCATCACGCTCAGTTATTCGTGTGTCTTTTCTTAGATAGTTATCTAAAAGATTTTTAATATCCATAACTTTTTTATTAATAAATATAACCAAAAGTTAATTTTTCTTATTATGCCAATATTTTTATGACCGCACTTAACATTTTTTCTTTGATTTCATCAAAGTCTTCTTGTTTTATTGTACCATTACTTATATTAGTATCCACTATCTGTTTTATTTCAGTTGCTGTTTTACCAACACCTGAATTTGAGTTCCACGTTGTTAGATAAATGTAAGTTAACGCAGTTGCCAACTTCTCATCATCATTCACAATAGTGGTCAATATACCAACAAGATTGTTTATTAATGTATTATAAGCATTGTTATATTCAATAAAGAACTTAATTGCGTTTTCTTTATTTTCAAATGAAAACAGAGGTGCGTTAATTTCACCACCACCAGTAGTTGCCTTAACACAAACTTGACCGTTAGTGAATCCTGTTAAATTTTGATACCTTAAATTATTTGATAAAACCACATTTATATTATTATTGGTACAATCAAACGAACCTAAATTACCTTTGTTTGCAATATAACCAACCCCTAAACAATATGACCTTAAATTTCTACTATATCTAGTAATACTGTTTAAATATGTAATAACATCATTTACAGGAATTCTTGTATCTTCAAAATCAACAAAAGTTAAAGTAGGATAATTAGTTGCACCCTGACACGCAGATTCATCACCAGGCGTTAAAGGATTTGTTGATGTTGAATTATTGGTTTGATTAGTTGCGTTTTGAGCCTCTTGTTGTGTTTGTTTTTTACGGTAGACTGTTTCATACTTCTTAAGAAGATTTTTATTTACACTCATAACCAACTTATCAATAGATGGGAATGAGAATATAGGTTGTCTCATACCCTCAAAACTGGTTTCAAATCCATTAACATTTATATCATGACTTACATTCGTTATAAAGTATGGACCATAGAACATCGGTACGTGTCTAAGGTTGAAATACATTGTTGGTTGTATCATCATATTACCCATAGATGATACACTACAAGTGTAACTTCTTGTTCTATAAACATTATATAATGATGTCGTCTGTTGAGCAACTTTATCCCCCGAAGCCTGATTGGCCATATCACTTAATACCTGAAAACTTTCCGAAGTATTTTTATATTGGTTTTGGTCCAAACTTATTGATTTGAATATGTTTTGATTACGAATACCAAAATCTAAATTAAAACCTACAACTTTGTTTGACCTACTCCAATCCACTTTATTTGTTTGATTTTCTAACAACGGATTGTTACTACCCCTCCTCAAATCAAAAACATCATTACTAAATCGTGAATTTTTGTTTTCCTTCATATCCAAATGTTCTGAAGGTTTACCAACATACATACACAAGAATTTTGGTCTCGAGTCCTGATAATCTACAGATAAGAATGTACCAAACGCAGAGTTTGCAATGTCAGGGTTTACCGTTGGTACCCCATTTTTTGACGCTTCTTGTATACCATAGAAGTTGATATACGAGGGGAGAGCCATAAATATAAAGTTATTTTCTGCCAGTATATATCCTATTAAACTCATCAATGAATTACTAGCAACTTTACCTTTTAAATAACCTTTTAGTGATATAACATCAATAGTAAAACTATCACCAATGTCTCTGTTGGCTCGGTCTAAAAATAAAAAGTCCTCAAATAGTGTTCTCGTCTTAAAGTTACCACCAGCAATCCATTTATCATTAAATGATTTTAATGTCGAGTATATCTCAAGTTTTGGTTGATTACCATCAACAGCACTTAACCCACCTGTAGTACTCGACTCTTTATAATTTGGTAACTTATTTCTTAATTGAGTGAATGTATTATTTAATATGGTCTCTCTAAAAGTGACTTGGTCGGCAATCAACTGTTGTACAATAGAATTAAACTGAGTAGATGTTATTGAATTGTTCAACAACTTTTGTGTTGCATATATTTTTATAATTTTCGATAGTTGTTGTATGTTTTCAACACTAAAGTCAATGTTATTATCAATAAAGAAATCTGTTATATATGAACCATTGTCACTATATGTTAATCCTGATATTGTTGAGAACCCAACATACGTTTCTAATGTGTCCCATTGAGTAACATTATTTATCTGACTATCAATTAATGTAATTCCTGAACCATCACCAGGTAATGTACCATTAACATAATTTCCAAACTCAATCGGCTGTGTTACATCAGTAGGTGTCACAAAAGAACCAAATACTCTTCTATCGAACTCACCAACATTTCCTAACTTTAATACAACATCATAACTTAAAAACTCTTCCATGAATGTCACAGTATTATCCATCTGTGATACCGCTAACTTATAACTGTCTTTATCTGAACTACTAGTTTTAGTAAAATCACCACTAAAACTGAAAATTTCAGATAGTACTGTTTGGATGTTTCTATATTTTCTATCAGAAGCGTTTGCAACATTAAAGAATGTTGAGTTATTGGTTTCACCATCCAACATTTGAATCCCATCACTTAAAGGTTTACAGAAATTTAAAAATTCAGTTTGGAACTTATCTAAAGTGTCTTTATCAAAAATAGAGAACAATTCTTCAATACTTGAGTACTCAACATCAGATTCAATTCTAAATGCATCTTGTTTACTATCACCAGTAAATATTTGTTTTAAATATTGTTGATGTGTTGGTTTTTTAACTAAACCATTATTAAAATATCCATAATTAGGTGATAACCATAAACTTCTAACTGAACCATTATAAACAGAAGTATTACCCGTCATTTCAATAACCATTTTGTCATTGTTGTTACTACACTCAAATTTAGATTGGTTGAATGGTAAGAATCCTGCCGATGGTAAAAGTAGGTATTGTTTGTCTTGAATTGCAGTACCAATACGTTCGGCATTGTCCTGTATATCCATATATTGAAAATAATTGTTTATATATAACCCTCTATTTGGTTGACCTACAATATCACCTGTCTTAAAAGTAATATTACCACTATTCATCTTACCTATATACATCTTCTTGTCGTAGGCTAACTGCCAATCATTAGATGTATAACCTGTAAAGACTTCCCTTTGAGTGAAGAAATAATATGTGTCATTAATTAGTTTAGGATATAAACCAATATTCATTAATGACAGGTCAGTTGGTGTCGGTATTGTGAGATTAGTATTAAACTGTTGTGTTATTTCTGTAGTACCTCCTGAATAATCTCTAATATTATATGTTGTTGTCGATGAACCGTTTACAGGGTCATAACCATTTGCATAATCATAATCAGTCCAAACACTATCTAAAATATCTACATTATCTTCAACATATGTTTTGTAACGATGCCAAATCGAACCGTATTTTAACACCCAAGCATATGGTATTCTGTGAATGGCCGAGAACTTACTCATTACAGACCAAACATAATCTAACTCAGTTTCAACACCATCATCATTAAAAGATTTATATTTTTCTTTTAATGTTGCAAGTGGTAAAGAATTAACTAACAAATACCCTAAAGAATCAAAATAAACATTTTGTCCATCTGTTCTTTGTCTTAGTCTATCGGCAGATTCACTAATTGCGTTAGTAAAATAAGGTGTGTTTAATAATGATGTTGTTTGTGTTGATGTGATACCTGTCGTACCGTATTCATTACCATAATTTAAAAATGATTCTGTTATATACAGTGTTTCATAATTTTTATTTTGGTAAAATTCTTTAGCACCTTCACGAGTTATTTGATTTATTCCTGTAGATGTTGAACCTTGAATAAAATTATTAAAGTTTAATATATCTTGTGTCGAATTTTGTCCTGTATTATCTCTCCAATATGTAGAGCTAAATAAAGTCTTATCGTAAGTATTATCTCCAACAAGGAACGAAGCTATCGTTTTTTTGTTTTCATTAAAAACTAAAGTTTTTGTGGTGTTGTTTGATTCGGTCGTTGAATTTACTTTGGAACCGTTTGCTAAATTTTGTTTTTCCCAACTCAAATCAGTAAACGGGTATACATCATATGTTGTGTATTCACTAGATGTTGTCTTCTTAAGGTATTCTTCAATATTTTCTGTTGATGTTGAACCGTTTGTAACTTCAGGTGTGTTTTCAAAAACAGATATATCATATAATTGTACAGGATTGTCAACATACGACTTAATGTAAGGTGTTACAAAATTACCCTGTGAATATTGGGTCCATAAATCTCCTTCACCACTAACTGATTGTTGTCTTAACTCACTTAAAAATGTTGGATATGTGAATGCAAAATTCTTTAACTTAATTGTTAAAGATGTACTCTTCTTAACCGCCTCTGAAATGTTATGGTATTCAAAATCACCCAATAAATCATATATCTCATCACTATTACTTGATGGTCTAAACAACTTAGTATAGTTAGATGAAAGAATTGACCTTTCTAAAATTTCATATAAGAAGTTAGTTTCTGTTAAGTTTTCATACGGTTCTATTGAGTTTGGAAATTCAACCGCAGCAACACCTATATATTCATTTTCTAAAGCCGGATTTGCTAATCCTGTAGGACTTTGTTGAATTTCTTTTTGTACCGAACCTTTTAAATATTCTTCGACAAATTGTATTTCAGGCCAAATATCAGTTAAATAACCTTTTGTTCTTGTTAAGGACTGTGGGTCACCAGGATATTTGATAACATAACTTGAATTACCATTTTGGTCTATTTCATTTTCAAAATACTGTGGCCATGGATAAACAATACTATCCTCAGACAGTTTACCATCAACAGTTACTTTTTGTAGTGAATCTTTAGCATCTGTACCAAAACTTTTTTCAGGGTCTATTATTGATGTCAGTCGTATTGGATTTGCTCTTTGTTCATAAGCCTTTGTGTGTGTCTCATCCATTAACCTTAAAAACGCATCAGCATTTGCACAGATAACACCAATAGTATTTCTTATAGTCGGATTAAACCCTAATCCACCTTCTGAAGCTGGTCGTGTAATTTTTCTAGCCAAAGTACGAGAAAGACTCGTTTCAATATTTTGTGAATTTTTATTGAATATTCTTTCCATTTTATCCAACAAACTCAAGAATGAATCTGTAGGGAAATTTGACTCATCAAAAGAATCACCAAAAACATAATAAGGTTGTACTTCAGTTTCTATATTACCATTTACAAAAACCTGAATTTGTAAGTTTAGTTCAGTCTCTAAAGTCGCTTTAAAAGTTTGTAACTCAACCTCTGTAGGTTCTTTTCCTTTTCTTAAAACAAAAGTTTTTCTATAATCAACCTTATTCTTATCTATTGTCTTTTTAATTTTGTTTACATCAATCAAAAAGTTAATTTGACTGTTAACAGTTTCTTTTTTTCCATTATCAGGGTTTTCTAAAGTGTAATTACCATTGAGTCCGAACGTATTATTTTCTTCAAGTTTTTCTTTATATTTTTTTATAATTTCTTCTAACTTAAGATTCGCACTTTGTGTTTTTTGTGCACTATCTTTAATGGCAGGTTTCAATGGATAATACACATACCCTTTACCTTTATCTTTTGATTCTACTATTGGTAATGAACCATCAATATAATCATTAAAAAAAGCACCACTTACACTTGAGAATACTTCTTTTCTGAACTTTTCTAAGTTTTCTCGATAACTCTTAATATCATTAAGTACTTCAAGTTCTTGCGGACCAAACTGTTCGTTTATATATCTTTCTAACGATTCAATTCTATAAACAAACTCACTTAAAGTTAGTTCTTCAAAGTCATCCGCCAATAATCCTTTTGCCTTATATTGACTATATACCTCACTCAAAACCTGTCTACCTCTTGTAGTATTTTCAATAGTGACTTCAGTTGTTGAATTTACATTACCCGCCTGTGCTTGAGCTTGTTGAGCACTTGTTGCAGTTGAACCTTCACTACTAGTGATTTGTTTACCAAACATTCTTGGTGCAGTAAATAAATGTTGAACATTTATATCTTCCAAAATTGCTGATGTTCTTCCAATTAATTCAACAGTAATCCTATAGTTACCATCATTAGGGTCAAATCTTGCATTAAACTTTTTCAACATCAATTCATATCTCACCGCTTTACCGTAATACCCTTTTACTGTTAAATAAAAGATTGGATATGGAAGTTGGAAGAATGCTGAGTAAGGTGATTGTTCACCTTGTTCAAATAATGTTCTACCCTGAACATCAATCATCTCAATCGTTACTTGAGGAATGTAGGCTGCGTTGTTTTGTATTTTAATGTTTGTAATACCTAACCCTTGTGTGTCTTCGGCATTAATCGTTTTTCTAACTATTTTTTGATTAGGTTGTTGTCCTACGATATATTCTTGTGTTTGGTTTGCACCCTTACCTTCACGAGCACCTTTACCCGTTTGTTGGTCAGACCAACTTGTGTCCATAGCGAGTTTTCCTCGTGGACTTAAAAAATTAATTTCTTGTAAACCTGGTTCACCTAAAGACGCAACTGATGTATTAATCACTGAATCGTCTAAATCAGAACCAACGGCTAATTTTGTTCTCGGTAAAACTTTAGCTTCAAGATTCGCATAAAATACCAAATCTTCATGGTCCACTAATCTTTCTTCAACTTGACCATTAGGCAAGACTACTTTATTTGGGTCAACCAAAATAATGTTTTCGTAGTCGTTTTCAACGTAAATGTTTTTACTTTTTATATTACCTGCCATAATAGAAGAAATGGTTATCTAATGCCGCCTTATAGTCTTGTAAAGAAGTTATCAACGGAAACGGAATAATCAATGTTGTTGAGTCAGGAATATTAGTTTCCAAACCACCAAAATTAGGATTTGCCACCATTATCAACCATCCAAAATATGGTGTAGAGTATATCTCTTGAGAAATCTTATCAAGTCTACTTCTACCAGCACGATAGATATATTTTTTGTCTGTTGGCTTAGATGGAATCCTAACAAAAGGCACAACGGTCTGTTCACCATTAATTAAGAAGTCTTTATATCTGTTATAATACTGCATTATTTAAGTCTTTTTTTACCATTAAATGTAGATTTATCACCCGTATTTAACGTTTCGTATAATGTTACTAAGTCATTTGAAAGTGTTGAGTCTTCAATCTTAGAGAATGTGAAGTTTCTTGATTTATCTTGATTATAAGGTAAATATTGTGAGAACTTCTTATTAAAGTATTCATTCTTAAATGAATCAAAAGCCTTAACAGACTCAACATATGCAGATTCATAGTAAAGTTGTAACTCATCTAAAATTTCATTCAACTCTTTTGAAAATCTTTCCTTTTGTCTATTGTTCTTAAACGTCATACCGTTGATGAGTTTATTAAATACTTTGTTTTTATCGTCTTTTATATCCTTACCTAATAAAGTAAATAAACTTACTTCAGCCGGTGAGTTTATTCTTTTTTCTTTACTACTCCTAACTAATGCACTCTTTTTCTTAAGAGTAGTATTATCAGGATATACGCTATAAGTAAAATTATCATTCCATTCATTACTAAAAGTCGTAATCAAATAATACGATTCTAACTTGGTGTATAGTTCCCTCATATCAGAACCTATAACAGAAAAGTCATTAGATAATTCTTCCAAAGTATCTAATGGAGTACCAGGTGATGAAACATCAACATCTGAAGTACCTGAAATACTAAATATCACAGTACTTCCCTGTTTTGTTTGATATCCATCACTACCAGTATTAGAACCTGCAGATTCTGTTACAACATAATTTAATTTGTCTATATCAAAAATTAAGGTAGTTTCATCAGAAGACAATCGTTGTAGGTTAGTTTCCATATTAAGAACATACTCGTTCTTTTTTTCTTCCATTAAACTTTTAATTGAATTTTTGTAACTATCAATTAGAGAATTGTTAAATAAACCAAAATTACCATAATCAATTAAAGGACAGGTCCCACTATCAACAGTGGTCACACAGAAATTATAAGTACTATCAACATTGTCTTGTAGGTAAGCACTCTTACCAAACATGTTGGTATCAACACCGTTTACCGTTCCATCACTATAATCTCTTAAGTTTACAAATAATTTTAAACCACCATATAAGTAAGTATTATTAATCTCCTCAAGTGAAGACAATACCGATTCCGCATATTCTTTAGTATGTGTGGTAATATCTCTCATTATTTGTTTATAATCTGAGGTACCTGAAAGTGCACCTGTTTCAACATTAGCAACTTCTGTCAATGTGTTACCAATAGTAACACCACCCAACCTTTGGTTTTCCGTGGTTCTTCTTGGGTCCGTACTTCCATTTAATAATGTTATACTTTCTAAAATCTGAGCATCAAATTGTGATGCTGAAACATCAGTAACATCGGCTCTATCATCATACATTTCAGTATTTGCATAATAGTTAAATGATAACGCATTTTGTAACTTCGCAACAGGTTCTTTTAACCCTTCACCACCAATAAAGTTAAACGACAAACTAATGTCTGCAATCATCGGTTGAACACCAATACCCTCAGGGTTCATGTCCAACATCAATGGTTCATATCTTATTGACAATGAATTAATAACAATTTTTGTATGATAAAAATCCCCAATCCTTAATACACAAACAGGTGGAGCACCAAACGCAGTATTAAACGCATCGTTATAAACTCTAGTAACACGACCTGTAGAATCCTTTTGGATTGTAGGTATTGTATCACCAGGTCTCATACACTGTTGTAAGAATGTCAATCTTGAATTTAAACCTTCAGGTGTGATTGAGTGAAATACAGGTTGGAAGTATTTGAACTTTTCTTTAATACTTTCATAAACCGCTGGTGAGTCTTGTTGTACCATATCAAAATAGTTACACTCACTCAATGTTCTTCTCAACACTCTCTTAGCTATATCCTGTCTAACTCTTGATTCTGTAGTTTGTACAGTATTTGTGTTTACAACATTTGGAGTCTCTTGAGTTACACCATTACTATCCGTAGTTGGTTCAGCCGGTGTTTCTGTTGTAGTTGGTGGTTGTGGTATAATTTCAGAGTCCATTCTTATACGAACTCTTCTACATGCCATAGCACCTTGTGAAAATTCAGCATCAACACCCTCACTCGGAACATT